AAAATCAGCGCAACTCATTACATCATTCCTTCAGGGGCTTGTTCGGGCATTTCCATTGGCATTTCAGGCTGCTCACCCATCTCAGGGGCTTGCTGCATCTGTTCTTCCATTTGCGGTACTTCGCGCATTTCAGGTGAACCGCCGATCAAGTCGCCTGTATCCAGCGCGCCTGCAATCGTACCCATGACAATATCCTGAATTTGCTCAGGTGTCATGCTGTTTTGTACAGCAGAGATGCGCTTGGTTTCGGCTTCGTAAGCCTGCACTTCAGCCTTGTACCTGTCGATGGAGATTTTCTGCTGTTCTGCGCTATCTTGGATATTCTCCATGATGTCAGAGACGCGGTTGAGTTCTTGCGACAAGGCTTCAATCTGTTGCTTGGCAGCCATGATTTCTGGCGATTGGTCGCCTTCTTCCAAGACTTTCGGGTCAAGGATTTTCTTAAACCGCTTCGCCATTTCCTGCGCTCCGGGCCAATCCATGTTCTTAATGAACAGATCGCCGGCCACAGTCCAAAGCTGCGGGTTGGATTGCAGAATCATCGACATGGCGTCGAGTGCTTCTTGACGCTTGGTCATGTAGCCGGGGCCAGTAGTGACCATAACGTCATATGTGCCGATTGACGGGTTGTAGATTTTTTCGATCAGTCCGCCATTTTGGTCACGAATTTCCTTGACAGGCTCTTGCTGCATTGGGTCCATTTTGACCATGCTGACTTCGCCATCAACGCCGATGATGCGCGCGATGCGCTGTGTGTCGTAAATCTTAGGGATAATATCGACAAGCTGGCGGGTAATGTGACGGATCGCACGGGCTAAGTTATCTACATAGTGGTACGTGCCGACATCGCCCTGCTTTTCGCGTGCGACGATGGCTTTTGCAGACCGTTCGTTGCCTTGTTGACCCAATGAGGCGTCATACTGGCCGGTGGTGGACTTGATGTCCTCACCAGCGCCCATTTTAGCCTGTATCAGACCTGTTTGCGGCAGCGGGGGTGCTGCACGCTGCGGGAGCGGTAATACGTTCCCAGCGCCGTCTGTAACGTCTGGGTTGACTTCCAAATACGGCCAGTTGGTCGTGTTGGCAGTCTTCCACTGGTTCTCGTAGCCTTCAAACTGGCCGCCATACGCAATAAAGGGTGCTTTTGGCGCCAGCGCAAGCATTTCTGCTTCTTGGCTAGTCCAGTAGTTGTACATACGCTGCGCGTCTTTTGCGTTCCGCACCAGACCAGATACATAAATTTGGCCTTGCACTTCAAATTCGTTGCCTACGACGCGCACGACAGGTATCCAACTGCCCGGCCATTCGCGTTCGTCAAGCACATCATAGCCATTGGTCTTCATCCACATGACTTTTTTGCGGTCTACTTCGCGTGTGCGGACAGGCTTGCCGTACATGGCGCGCAGTTGCTTATCCATTGGCGTATCTTTGAACGCCGTGACGTTGTCTGGGTACAGGTTCAGCGTCTCGCGCTTGCGCTTATAATAGAAATACTCCGCGACGCGGATAGTGTCTTCGTCAAGCCATGCCGACATGCTTTCATCGCCGACAGCGGTTGATAGGATCGACGAGATAGGCGTTGCGTCTGGAAACTCGCGCTCATACTCGTCTTTGGTCATGTCCTGCGTAACAAAGCACCATTCAGCGTCTGCGCCGCATGGGTCTTGTATCGTAGGGTCCATGTAGACGCTAAACGAGTTGCGGACGCGCATAATGCGAACGTCTTGGTCGAAAGTCTCTTCGTTGCAATATTCCGTAATGAGACGGATGTAACCTTCGCCGTAGGTGACTTGGTTGTCGCAGGCCGTGTCGTAAGCTACGTCAGCGTCGGACATATACTCGATATGCCGCACGACGCCGTCAAAGATCGCTGCCACTTCAATGTCAGCGTTGTCATCAACAGGGATTACCTTACCGGCAGGCCGGTTTTGACGCTGTTCGTTCGTCACCTGACGGACGTGCTGCGGCAATTTGTTAATTGTCAAGCAGGGACGTGCGTTAATTGTCTGGCCTTGCACCGCGCCGCGGGTCGCCAACACGTCAGCAGGCCACTGCCACTGGTTGTCAGGGCTGCCGGCCATGAACCGAAGGTCGTCTAGTTCGTCTTCACGGCTGTCCGAATAGGCTGCCATCGACATCTGTAGCCGATGGCGCATGGTTGCCATAGTGTCAGGGTCACCACGGGTGTTCGCTGGATCGCTACCGATGTCAGCTACGTCGCCTACCTTGTTAATTCCTGTCGGATCAGCCATTGCGGTTACTTTTTACCTTTTTTGGCGGCTTCACGCTTCACGCTGTACGCGATTGCAACCGCCTGTTTGACAGGTTTTCCGGCGTTTACCTCGGCCTTGATGTTCTTGCGGAACGCGGCTTTGCTGGGCGACTTGACCAGAGGCACTTTATTTCTTCTTCGCTGGCGTTGGTTTCATCGACACAGTTGTGCGGATGACCTGTACAGGTTTCTGTACAGGTTTCGGCATTTTGACTGGCGCGCGTCCGCCTGCTGCGCTTGTCGTGCCTTCGCGGGCTACCGCTTCCATTGCGCGGCGTGCGCGGGCTGGGTCGCGGTTAGCGATTGCAGCGCGTTCAGCGGCTATTGTGCCAGCTTTATAGAGTGCTTTGCTCTTATTGCCGTAAATATCTTTCTTACCTGATGGCATTTACTTACCCTTCTTAGCTGGTTTTTTAGCGGTTTTGGCGCTCTCTTTGAACGCTTTGGTTGTAGGGGCACCCTTAGTACCCGGTTTACGCATTTTTTCGCCTAATCCGGCGGCAATGCGGGCTTTTTTAGCGTGGATGTTGGCGTATAATCCGGGTTTCATTGGCATTTCCACCTTTTCAAACTAGCTTTGGCGCGCTCGCCGTTCTTTGCCTTGGCTGCAACAGCCCCCATGCGGGCGCAGAACGACGCTTTGCGTCCTGCGTCAGCCTTTGTCTTCGGGTTGGGTGCTGGCGCCTTCAATTTGCTGCCTGTTGCAGCGTTATATTTCGCTCTACCAGCGGCTGTCAGCCCTGCACCCTTAGATACAGGCAGCTTTTCACCCCGGCCTACGGACAACGACACAGATTTTTTCTTGTCTGCCATTAACTGCCCATCCAGCTTGTAGATACTCCGGCGGGAGAATACCCGCTTGATGAGCGTCTGTCAACGCGTCCTTGTCGAAAATCCTGTGACGCTACAGGAAAGGCAAATGTCACCGCTATGGCGTCTGCTGCGTCAGGTGACGCCAGCCCGCGAGACTTCATATCTTTCTTGCTTTCGAGGAACAGCGTACCCTTACTATCAGGCTTGGTGCGCGGGCTGATGAGGTCTGTCTTTAAAAAGCGGTCTGTCGGTATGTGGCCTGTGCGTAGCCAATCACGCATGGCGCCCCACATCTCTGCGCGCTTGTTGCCCCACATGATTTGGTTCTTGGCTTTGTTGCCGAAGTTTACGCCGCGTATCTTGTACCGCTGTTCTTTCAGCCTGTCCACAACGCCTGCGCCTAGCCCGCCTTCGTCGATGCAGACCAACGCTGGCTTGAACTGTTCTATGGCGTCGATGACGTAGCCGGCTACTTCCATCGTGTCAGCCCCGCGGTGTCTCCGCAACTCTAGGATGTCACGGCCCCGCCGTATGGCGATGACGGTGGCATCCGCCCCAAAGCGTGCCGGGTCTACACCTATGACGATGGGCGCGCTGTCATCTTTGACAGGTGGCCGCTTCATGGCATCATCAACCAGATTGCTGCCGATGAACTGATCGTCACCTTCTGATGGGAAGTTACCGTAGACTTCGACGCTGGCTTGGTAGCTGTCTGGCCCGTACTCATCTATGATGCGCTGGTACAGGTTTTTGTCTGTACCCTCGACATCGCGGGCGTCGATGACGCGTGTTGTCCAGAACGCCCGCTTACTGTGGAACGTCTCGTAGAAATAGCCTGTGTTACGCCGCGGGTTGGAGAATGCCAGATGAAAGCGGTGCGGCGTATTCTCCGTAAAGAAACCATCACTCACCGACCAGATGCTGTCGGGAATACCGCTGGCTTCGTCGAAGATCAGCATCACACCGTCGAAGTTATGCACCCCTGCGTAGGCGTCAGGGTTCTCTTCCGACCATAGCCGGCCTTCGACTGACCAGTAGCGCGTGCCTTTCTTGAGGTCACGCTCGACCAGTTCCGTCAGCCACTTGGCGGGCATGATGCGTGTAGCTGCTATCTCGAACCAATGACTGTTCAGCGACATCGCCAGCCACTTGGTAATTTCTGCCCATGTGACGCTTCTTAGCTGCGCTTCGGAGTTTGCCGACACGATGGTGGTCGAGCCGATCCTTGACGATAACATCCAGATGGTGAGCCATGACACCAGCGCCGACTTGCCGATCCCGCGTCCTGACGCAATCGCCAGCCGCGCCGTGTCGAAGTCAACCTTGCCGTTGTTCGCTTTGATGTGGTCGCGCAAGTCGCCAAGTATCTGGCGCTGCCATTTACGCGGGCCGGGGAAATGTTCCAGCGGTGTGCCTGCTTGGCCCCACGGGAACGTATACAGCACAAATGCTAGGGGGTCATCCTTCAGTGTGGGCGACCACAGCCGCGCCATCAACTCCATCTCGTCTTGCGCTGAATATATCGGCTGCTGCATGTGTGTTATCCTCTAGCTGGGGCAGTTCAGTGTACAGCCCCTCGATGACGCGCGACTGTGCTTTTTCCAGCGCGCCTGTAATGCTTATCTGTTGGTCGATGTTCACGTCGATCTGCTGCTTGGCTACCCAGCCGTGCTGATGCTTGAGTATCTCCAGCGCAGCTTTGCTGTCGCCATCGCGCGCCGCTTCGTACATGGTCTTAGCTGCTGTGTACTCGCCGTCGCTGCGACCTTTGATCTCAGCCATCTCGACCAGCGGGTCAGCGTCGGCCAGCACGCGGTACTGCCGCGGGGTCAATCCAGCGGCCATTGCCAGACTGTCGCCCTTCAGGCCGTAACGCGCTGCTTCATAGATCGCCTCTAACCGCGACTCGGTGGCCTGCGTGCGCTCAGGTGTAAATGGCAGTGAGTAGAAAGTCATTGGGCGTACAATAATCTACTGCGCGCAGATACGCAACAGGCTTTGATGCACCAACATTTTAAAAAAATAAAAATTGTTTGCGACCCGTGCCCGGAACAGTCACGCGGCGCTCGGCCCCACCCCTCCCCACCCCCTGCTCGAAGCGTTCTGGCTTTGTTCTATAGCGTAGATTCTGGGTTGACCTTTCCCTTTCTGCGAGCGGCTCGCAATAAGAAAAACATATTGGCTGGCTGGCTATGCTGCGGTGCAACATTTTGCATGGGCAATCTAGGTTATGCGATTGCAAGTCATGACTGCGTAAATCATGACGCCATGACTGCGTAGGTCATGACCGATTGCGTAGTCATGACTGCTTTACGTTAACGTAAAGTCTAGGTCATCTAGGCTATCTAGGCTATGCGTTTTCAATCGCCAGAAATATAACGCTAACCATATAGGTTATAAATTTTTATTTTGTGAGTGACTACATATCCAATAGCCTAGATAGCCTAGAATCCTTGGCGAGGCGCAGAAATCCGTCACTTTTCCCTAGGCTATTTCGCCCATTTCCATAGCCTAACAAATGACTATTCCGCCCATGTCCGCAAATAACTTATCCACAGATTTATTTTTATGTGCAAACCATCGTCGAGATCTCGGCAATTCTAGGCTATTGGAACAGAAACAGAACAGAACCAGAACCTTTTGAGACTTGCCCTCTTTCCATACTAACCTACCCTCAAACCCAAATCGCGCTGTATGGGCTTTAAAATCGGTTTTAGAGGGTAGTGCCAAAATGCCACACAATTTAGTGCAAATCTGGAAAATCGACATGACGCTATAAAATAGTGGCTTGAATATACCCTCAATCAAGTTCATTAAGAGGGTAGTTAAACAGTAACGGAGTGACCGACATGACTACCACCGCTTTAGAATACGCCACATATCACGAAGCCCGCATCGTCCGTAAAATCGTCAAGGATGCCTTGGCGAAGGGCTGGACTGTTTCCGTTTACGATGGCGAAGAATGGACTGTGAAGCGCAGCGCCGACAGCCGCGCTATATTAGAAGCATTATGCACCACCGACAGCGATGTGCTGCACATGCGCGATGCCTCTGACCAGCCTGTCGGCAACATCTGGCTGGTATGGGGCAATGATGAGGATGTCATCAGCGACCACACCGACAGCGAAACAATGGCCGACTTCATGGCTGGCCGTTACTAATTAATTCAACAGGAGTGAGATCTCATGACACAAGCAACCGAAAATTATTACGAAGTATCCGCCGACTGGCTCAAAGCCTGTGGCTACGGCACTGGCGAACAGGCGCAGACGTTTCCTGTTGTCCGCTCATACATGGCTGGGCATCTGCCGATGGTAGTTGTCCGGCTTGATAATGGCCGCGAATGGGAAGTGATTGCATCATGGCGCGGACGTTATGTCGCCAAGCCAGAGGAGCCAGCGCCTGAGCCAATGGTGAGCAAAGCGGACGCTGAGTCGCTGGCGATATATTATAGCGCCTTTTGTGAGCGCCCGCTGGATGATGATGACGCTATGATTGTATGGGGCGGCGGATTGCTGGCGCTTCAAGAAAAGACCGGAATAGAGCTTCAGCGCACAAGCGAGCTGCGCCGCATCGTCGAACGCGCTTTCCGCAACAAAGAACGCAAAGCAGCCTAACACCACCGGACGGCGGAGCAATCCGCCGCGAGGATGGCGCTAGTGCCAACAATAGGAGTGAGAAACTATGACAGACAATACTTGCAACGGTTGGCGCAATGCAGCCACTTGGACCGTCAACCTTTGGTTCGGTGATACTTGGGCCGATGATACAGAAAACGGCATCGACGTTACCGCGGAATACTGCCGCGAAATGGTGGACGCGTATGTTTTTGAAAGGATAGGCGAGGACAATGGCTTTATCTGGGATATGCTTGACCTTTGCAGCGTCGATTGGGACGAGCTGGCAGAACATCATGCCGACATGATGGAAGGCGCAGACGCATGACATACGCACACAAATGCACCGAATGCGGCGCTGGCATGAACGAAGGTTACGTCATTGAGGGCGCAAACGAGTATTATTGCAGCGACGAGTGCTTGCACAAAAACGTCACGCCTGATGAATTCGCCGAATTCTACATAGGCAATATCGACGACGACGACGATGCCGACATTGGCGATGTCCAAATATACTGGACCGAATGGGAAGAGGAACTGACAGCATGACAGCAACTATCATTCACGCCCTAGCCGAGATGTTCTTTTGTGGCGTCTTAGTCTTATCAATCTACGCAATCATTAAAACAGTGAGGGAAGCATAACATGACAAACGACCGCAATTATCTCCGCATGATGCACGACTGCGAACTGACGCGCTACGCACAAGACAACGTCCGCACCGAATTAGAATTTATCCTGTTGGAGCGTCTGGAGCATCTGATAGGCGTTGACGACCAACTAGAAGACGCAAAGCGTGAGATTGACGAACTGAACGCACGGCTTGACCGCTGGATGGAACAAGCCAACACCTTAGCCGCGCAATTAGATGCCAAATGATTGCGGTTCTAGCTGGAGCCGCCCTATTCCTATTGACCCTATTATTAGAGGATTGACCAATGAACCAATATCAAATTGCAATCGTTGTGGCGCTAATGGCGCAAGCCGTGACGCTGTTCCTGCTGTGGATGACGCATCGTGACCGCCAAATTTGGCAAGCCATGTGGATGCGCGACACAAGCGAACTGCTATTCTGGAAGCGCAACGGCATCCTGCGCGACCCGTTAACTGGCAAATACCGCAAGCGGGAGCGCAACTGATGGAATACGCCGTCCGCAAGCAGATAAAGCATCTGTGCAGCTACATCAGCGACAAAAGCGCCGTCCTGCAGCACATCAACCGCGAACACAACCTAAACCTGACGCTGGCCGACATCATAGAGGCATCCACCACGCGCCACCGCGCACGGCGGACAGACCTAGCGGCAATGACACCATCGCCACTGATCGTGACGCACAAGCATAAAGGATACGACCCGCTGGCTAGGGCGCTGTTCAAATACCATGCGGCGCGGACATTCGGCCCTGAGCAAGTCTATTGGCTAAACAGACTGAACGACCGCAAGCCGAAACCGACAACTACAATCGAACTGTAAAGGACAGACACATGATAAAAACACAACAAGCCGCACCTATGGGGCGCAAACATCGCGTATCATCCGACAGCGCATGGCCGCTGCGCGGCCTCGATGGCAAGACCTTCGCGGAACGCCGTGCGATGCGTGAAAAGGAGCAAGCCAAATGCCTAGACCAATGACATACCCCATAGGAACGCTGGAAGTCGGCGAGAGCGCCACCATGCCAGCCACCAAGAAGGGCGATGCCAAGCGCACCAGCCGCAACGTAAGCCAATACGGCATCCGTAACGGCAAGTGCTTTAAATGCCGCACTGTGGGCGGCGTTACGTTCATAACCAGATTAGGATAAGACATGACAGACGAACAGATTACAAAAGCAGCCCGCGCCATCTGCGCCGCGCAATGCGACAAGCAGGACAACAGCGACGGCCAGCTATATCGTTCCGGTGGCTGGGACCACACTATCTGGATGCGCCTTGTCGAGCAGGGCATCCGCAAGGGCAGAGAAATTGAACGCACTAAAATTGCGGATTGGTTTTTGGATTACAACCAGCGCCAGTTAGCAGACAGCGTCAAACGCGCTGACTACATCAAGGAACAAAGCAAATGATTAAAGAACGCATTGAAGCACTACGCAAACGCGAACGGGTGTGCTGGGATATGTCAGAGGTGTTTCTACACGCCAAGGACGCACACGGCTTGCACGACATGGGCGTAGAAATACAAGGCATCCAATGGGCGCTGCGCGAATTAGAAGGGTTATTACTCAAATGACCGACTATGATTATGATGATGAGGACGACGAATTGGCGCTGCCCGAGCGATACATCGAACGCGCAGGGGAAACCTTGGCCTATCGCCTGATGGAATATCTTGAGATGCTTGGCGTCATAGGCAAAGACCATGTGTCCTATCTGCGCTACCCGCCCATCGAATTGATCGAGGACGCTGAAAAAGCATTAAGGGATGAAGCATGACCCCACGAGAAAAGAACCTTGCCGCGATTGACGCCATCGCGCAGGAGCACGGCTACACGGTGCATGACATCCTCGGCCCGTCGCGGCTCAAGCATCTGGTCGGCGTGCGCCGCCTGTGCATCCTGATGTTAAGGGAGCAAGGCTACTCAACAAACGAAATCGGTAGGATAATGAACCGCTGCCACACCACCATCTGCCACGCGTTGAGTAAAGAAAGCAAATGACCCTGCGCCAATTCCTGTTCGTCAATTTCGGATGGGACATTTACGAATGGGCCGATGATGACATTCGGTTCTAGACAATAAAAAGCCCCCGGCGGAGTGAGGACACCGGGGGCTTAATCAGGTTAGCGGAGCATTGCCAACCCAAGCTGTATATCATCGCCTGATATCAGTTGTCAATTCTTGCCGATTGACGGCATGATGCTCGACTTAGGCAAGTCTTCCGCCATGCGGCGCAACTCTGATTTGGTGTGCTTCTTAACAAGATCAGGCGCGACAAAGATATGCTTTTTGGTTGGCAATTCCGTCGAACCGATACGCCCCATGTCAACCCAGCCAGCTTCTTTGAGCGCATGAAGCAGCGCAGCCTGTGGAACCTTCACGCCAGCCGGCACGTTGACCGCCAGTGCATCGCAGATGCGATGGAAAGGCCCACCGATGATGCCATCGGAGAACACGCCCGACCGCGTCCGCATCATGTCCACAAGATAGCTTTCCGCAACGCTCATACCATGCTCGACCATGTTCAGTTTCCATTCGGTCACTGGCGGCGCAGCCGCAGGGTTGAACGCCGATACATCGCGCTGGTGCAACCAAGCGGCGCACTTCTCATAGCCGCCGTTCTGATACCAGTTCCACAGCGCATTGGCTGCGGCGGGTGCCATGCGCGGTGCGCGCGTCCACACGCAGAACCAACGCCTGTCCTGTGTCGGCAGCGTGATAGGCAGCGGATCGTTCGTGTAGGCAATCACCATCAGGCGGTTGACCAAGTCGTAAGGGTGCATACCCTTGCGGTTGACCGACAGCGTTTCAGGCGGCGCAGCAATCAGCGGCTTCAGCTTGTTAGCCATAGCGCGGCGCTCCCGCGCCTCTGGCTCCTTCAACTCGTTCAGGATGACAACTTCAGCCTCAAGCGCATAACCCCACTGGCTGTCCAACCCGCCAGCCTCAATGACTGACCTGTTGCGCCAATGCTTGCCGCCCAGCGCCCACAGGAACGGCTGGAACATACTGTCCTTGCCGGCGCCTTCATCGCCGCCAATCAGGATGGCATGGTTAATCTTGATGTTTGGATGCTGTATTTTGAACGCCATAGCGTCAAGGATGTGGTCTAACTCCTCATCATCCGCGACCAGACTGCGGCAATGCTCTAGCCAAGGCTCAACGTCATGGTCTGCAATCTTGTCGCTGGCCGACACATCAGGCCGTCCGTCTGTCCAGCGGTTGCCGTAGACAAGTCCGTCACGCGTAACCAGAACGTCATCGCCAGCGGCGAACGTCACAGCCGACAGCGCAGGGGCGCCGCGATCCTGACGGCGCTCGTCAAAATAAACGGACGCCTGCACGCGGTTTGTCTTCTTGTGGATGGAACGGCAGTCAACGTGACGGAACAACGCGTTAAAGACGTTGCGGGCTATCTCCTGACGCGTCACCATGTCAAAATAGCTGTCATCGGACTGAACGTAAGCGAAACGCTCGAACCATTCGCTTTGTTCCAGCCGTCCGGCTTCTTTCTTTTCGACCTCACGCACACGCGCTGCGGCCTCATCAGGAAAGGCGTCATTCGGCGCTATCTTTTCATACATCGACGCCAGACGTTCGGCGATTAGTTCGTCACGCAAGCCCGGCGTTACCTTCGGGCCACCTTCATTGGCTACCCAATCAAGGAATGTCCGGCTGTCTAAGTCTTGGCAATGGCCGTGATAACAACAGAACGAGCGGTCGAGCGGCTTGTAACGCGCCTCGACCATGCCGTCGCTGTGCTGCTCATGGTTAGGGCAGACGATGCCGCACCAGCCGTCAGCGTTAGGATTGCTAAGGACTAGGTTGTTGTCCGCAAGCCATGTCAGGACGTTGTCAAGCCCATTGTCGCGCAACTGCACAGCTTTATATTCGGCTGTGTCGCCTTCCTCTGGCGCGACGCCCAGCGCCTCACAGATTTCGCCCAGCGTGTATTCACGCTCAGGGTGGAACTCGACCAGCCGCGCAGGAAAGTTATTGCGTCCGCGCTTTAGGTTGACGCTGCCGGGGATGCGACAGTTGCGGACGGCGTTAGTCGCGCCCGGATCAGTGTATCCTGCATCCGCGATAGCCTTGATGGCAGCGCAGAAGTCGCCTTTCTTTGGCTGTTCGCTGAACGCGTAGCCCCACTGGAACGAACCTTCGCTGGTTTCCAGTATCCATGTCGGGTCAAGCGGCGGCTGTTTCGACTTAGTGCCGACATCGTCCAGCATCATGAACAGGACATATTCGACGTTGCTGGCCTTGGCGGCAGGCTTGCCGTCTACAAAGCGGTCAACGATGAACGAACCAGTGTTAATATACCACGCCTCGCCTTCTTTCATGCGGGTCTTTTCTGGCAGGAACGCAGGGAAGGTGGCCTTCGGTGCGCCGTCTGCGTGGAATATCAAATTGCCGTCGCTGTCATGCTGCGGCTTCTGCCGCACAACCAAAGCCGTCTCGCCGACATTGTCTGCCGCCAATCCGGTTATATATTCGATAAACTTGATGCGATCCTCACTCATCGCTTGCTCCTTATTTGCCATATCGTTCCATAATCGCCACTTCAGCGTTCAGGGGTAAACCCGACGCCCAAGGTGGCGGCTCACACATAATCTGCACCAGCCGCGCTGCGGCGGCTTCGGCTTCATCCTCTGGCACTTCCAAGACGATTTCATCGTGGATGTGCAGCACTACGTTATCCAATCGACGCAAGGCGTGGCGCAGCAAGTCGTTGGCGACAGCCTGCGTGATGTTCTCACACGCCAGACCGCGCCACAGCCGCGCCCTAGGCCATTCTTTAGCATCTGCGGCTGGCTTCCATGAAGCCTTGGCATAGGTCAGATTGCCTTCCTCGTCAAAACGGGCGAAAGGATAACATAACACACGACCAGACGGAAGGGCATACCAAAGATGCAATCCATCAAATAAATATGTGACGCGGCCAATGGTAAACTCACGGCCCTTGTTTCGCATGGCACGCATATAGGTTTCCTCAAGGCCCGACCAATACGGCACGGCCCATTTGTTTGCCCTGCGCCATGCGTCTACCATGCGCTTCGCGTCGCTCTCCGACATCAGCAAGCCGTAGATGCGGCCCATGCTGGCGAACGCACCGACGCCGCCTGCAAAGCCGCAAGCCAACTCCTGAACCTTGCCAATCTGGCGCTGGTCTTTGTCAACATCATCATAGCTGACATGGAAGGTCGCCATAGCGTTGTGCTTGTAAACGTCTTCGCCCTTGGCAAAGATGTCCAGCTTGTTTGCGCCGAAGGTGCTGTTGGACGCCCACGGCGTCACCCGCGCTTCGATAGCGGCCCAATCGGCAACGACCAGCCGCTTGCCTTTGTCAGCCATCAGCGCAGGGCGTAGCATACCTTTCAACACGTCAGTGACACGGCGACCATGCGCGGGAACAATCTGGTGTCCCCGCACCATAGCCTGCCGCACTAATGCCGGGTCATCGGCGCATTTTCTTGGGAAGTTATGGACCTGAAGCCCAAATGACGAAGCACGGCCAGTAGCGCTGCCTCCTGCAAATACGAACGCTCCTCTAACACGAAAATCTTCCTCATCAGCGAGCGCCGCCGCACGCTCGAACTTTGCAACGGACGATGCCCACAGATCGTCTGCGCACTGGATGACTTCCGCAACTTCTGCTGGTACTTCATCAGGATTTTCCTCTGCTAGTGTGAGCAAGTTAGCGCGCACATTCTTGTCAATAGATAGCTTGGCTTCGCCGTCTTTGTAAATAGTCGCCAGTTCAAGCGCCTGCGGTCCTACCCTGTCCAGCACCCACGCCTTCATCTTGGGGCTGCGGACGGACTTAATCTCGCCCTTCGTCACCTCTGCGACGATGTCCTGTATCTCGACCATCTCTTCTTGGGCGTAGCGCACAGCGGCCAGCGCCAGCGGCCTGTCAAGCAGGACGCCACGGTCATTGATGCGTTCGTTGGTGTGATAGTCGGCCAACTCTTCAGCCGACAGCGGACGCTGCGCCTGCACTATGGCACGCATGGCGCGGACATCCTGTTCGCAATAGTCAACCATTTCCTGCATCAGCGCGGCGTCTTCGCGGAACGTGCCGTCGCCTTGCGGCATGGACAGCAGGCGGATTAGCTGACTGCCGCGATGATCTTTCTTCATGGTCGCGCCAGCGAAGCGGCCCACATCCTCAAGGCTGCCCGGCGCGCAGTTGGCACGCGCCTGCGCTGCGGTGCAGTAGAACTGCTCCAGCTTGAAATCGACCTGAAGGACATACCAGAATATCAGGCGCTCGAACGCTGCGTTGTGCGCGTACACCAGCCCCTTGTGATCCTTGACGGCTTGCGGGAAAGGCTCACCGGGGAGCCACGTCCGCACGTCTTCGCCATCAAATGCGTAGGACATGCACAACACGTCAGTGCTGGCGTCCTGCGCGTAGTTGTAGACGCCGCGGCTGCGAAGGTCGCAACGGCTGCGCGTCTCAAAGTCAACCCATAATTTAGACATAGAAGTTCTCACTCTTCTGCTACTCGCCGGGACGCCCAACACGCCCCGGCTTTCGCACCCCTTAAACTACGCGACGACGACGACGCGCACCTTCAGCGGCTTCAGGTTCAGCGGCGACTTCCAACTCCGCATCCTCTGTTTCTTCGACTGCACTTGCGTCCATCGACACCCAATCGGTGATGTCAAAGATAGGCGTATAGATGCGGCCATAGGTTTTGTGCTGGTAATGCTCTGACGACAGCGAGAGCAACGGCACAGGCTTAGTCTGGTCCTTGTCCACCTGATCGGCAATGGCAACAGCCAATGCCTGCACAGCGCGTTTGCCGCCGACTGATGTAGCCGTGAAGCGCGCCTGCATGTCCTTGTCTTCGCCGTTGGTGCAGACCAGCATCATGCCGACTTGCATTTCCCAACCGCGCGTTGCACCTGATGGCGCTGGTTCCAACTCAGGCAGCGGCTCTGACACCGGCACCAGCTTTTCAGCCAGCACTTCGCCGTTACCCCATGCGATGTAACCATGCACGAACGAAAACGGATTAGCGGCCCACAGGCTGCCGTCTTCAACTTCGGTCTGGTCTGCACCGAAAACCCAATGGCCTGTCTTGTCCATCTTGAGGATGACTGTGCCGCCGGGCGCAACTTCCGATTGGATGGAACGCAAAGCGCCAGAGAGGGACTGAACGGACGGCAAGTTAGCGCCGCCAAAAGTAGTGATATTCGACATTGTATTGTACCTTTTCTTTTACTGGATTTTAGACATAGCTTTTGTGAGCGTCTGTCCGATTTGCAAAACCGCTGGCCGAGGATCATTCTCCGGCGCAAGGGTAGAGCCTGTTGAGACGGCGACAACTAAGTCCGCCGGCAATTCTATCTTGGCTTTCTTCAAAGCCTTTTCCGCTTGGGCTGGTGACAGCGGCTTGGGGTCGCCCCATGCCTCTATACCAGCAGCGGTCATAAAGGCTACAGCTTCGTCTTCATTTGTCCACTGTCTTGTGGCGCGTTTGTTGACCAGCTTCCAGCCGGGGACTTTGCGGCCTTCTTCCAGAAGGTTGTGCGCCATCTGCTGCAAGTCCTTGATAAACGCCTCAATCAGCGGTGCCTGTTCCAGATAATGCGCTATCTGGTCAATCGGCAGCGCGTCCATCTTGGCTTTCAGTGCGCGGTCTACAGCGCCGGTCATGACAGGACAGATGGGCTTGGCCGCGCACCACTTGCAATGGTCGCCTGACGCCAACGGCGCGTCTGGACGCATCGCAATCTTGACGGCAGCGGCAAGTTCTTTCTCGAACGCGTCAACGCGTGCAAGGTCTGTCACCCACCGCTTGACGTAGGGCGGCTGCACAATAATCAGTTCGACTTCTTTTGCGTCTTTGAAAGCCCATGCCGTATCCGCCGTGCGTTTAGCAGCCGCAGCGTAGAAGAGTAGCTGCGCGTTTTCTTCGACTTCGACAGCCACGCCATCGCCAAACTTCCAATCCAGAACGACCGCTCGATCGCCAAGGCGACCAAGAAGATCGGTAGAACCAAAAACGTCAGGCAGAAAATCACCAAAACCAACCCTGCTCTCAACAGCATATTCCATCTCCCCCTTGGGGTCTATCTCGTCCAGCGCGCGCAGCGCCGGTATCAGTTTGTCATCGACCAGTGCTTCAGTCAGCACGGTTTTCTCATAGGTGGTGCCGACCATGCTGTACGGGTCAAGGTCACGCTCCAATATGGTGGCTATAGTGTCATGCAGGAGCGTGCCTTCGTCGGCGTAGCTGCTGCTGGGCTTCGGCGGTACGGTGTCCACCAGCGCCACGCTGCCGGGGCAGGCGATGACGCGCTTGGCGGTCGAGCCGCCGACTATCTTACTATGTTGCATATCATACCTCACTCTATTGTTTGAACCGCCATCATACAAACAACAAAATTTGATGCAAGCCTTGAAATGCAAAAAATTTTGTAGTAGCCCTTCGGCATGACTGAAAAAGAAATAGAGCGGTACTTCTGTAAACGTGTGCGGGCGGCTGGCGGTTTCGCTTACAAATTCCGCAGCGTTACGCAAGCCGGCGTCGCCGACCGCATCGCCTGTATGCCCAACGGTGAGGCTTGGTTCATCGAACTGAAGAAAGCTGGCGGGCGTCTGTCTGCGTTGCAGCGTATCTTTGCTGATGAGATGACGCACACTAAGCAGCACTACGCTTGCTTATGGTCAAAAGAGGATGTGGACGAATGGCTCAAACGCTTCAGTTAAGACCGTATCAGGAGCAGGCGGCGACGTTTCTGTATGAGAACGACCGCGCCATGATCCTTGCGCCTGTCGGCGCGGGCAAGACTGCCATTACCTTGACGGCGATGGATGAAATGCTGCGCGATGGCATCGTCAACCGCTGGCTGGTGGTAGCGCCGAAGCGCGTCTGCACTGACGTGTGGCCGGTGGAAGCGCCGAAATGGTCTGGCATCACTCCGGCGTTGGCGGTCGGCACGCCAGCGCAAAGGGTGGATGCGTTACGGAGTGACGCCAGTGTGGTCGTCATTAACTATGATAATTTAGATAAGCTAGAGAATTTATCGAGTTTTGATGGAGTTGTGTTTGACGAACTGACGCGGTTGAAAAACCCCAGCGGCAAACGCTTTAAGGCTTTGGAGAAAATGATGGCTACGATGAGGATACGTTGGGGGTTGACAGGTTCGTTTACATCGAACGGGCTTGAGGATGTTTTCGGTCAGTGCAAGATTATTGACCAAGGATTGTTGGGCCGCGCCAAGGGTGCGTTCCTGCAACAGTATTTTATCTGTACCAACCGAGAGTTCGGCCAGTGGATACCCGCCGCCGGCGCACTCGAACAGGTGATGGCGCGGATCAAACCAGCGACGTTCGTGTTGGAGCCGGGCGAGTATAAGGACAAGCTGCCGCCGTGTCACGTCACAGAGTTGCGCGTCGCGCTGGACGACCGCAAGCCATACGAAAGAATGAAGCGTGACTATGTCGTGCGCTTCGGCAACGACCAGATCGTAGCGCAGAACGCCGCGTCGGTGACAACCAAGCTGCAACAGATGGCGTCGGGCTTTGTCTATAACCGTGACGCTGGACCGGGTTCGATATGGTTTAGCAGCCACAAGTTCGACCGGCTGGAAGAGTTGCTGGCGGAGAACCAGCGGGCCAACACCATCGTCGCCTACACCTATCAGGAAGAGTTGGCAGAACTGAAGCGGCGCTTCCCGCACGCAAAGACTATGGACGACGCTAACGTCATCGAACACTGGAACGCAGGGCAAGTCGAGTTGCTGTTGGTCCACCCTAAGTCGGCAGGCCACGGCCTGAACCTACAGCATGGCGGTTGCCATATGGTGTTTCTGTCGCTGCCGTGGTCGCTGGAACTGTACGAACAGACGGTCGGGCGCCTGCACCGCAGCGGCCAGACCAAGGATGTCTGGGTCTATGTGATGTTGACCGAGAAAAGTATTGATGAACGTATATGGGCGGCGCTGCACGACAAGCGTGCGGTGTCCGACATAGCATTAGAGGAATTGAAAGATGCGATCTAAGTTTTTCCCTTACGTCTGCCGGTATGTTAATGCCGAAGGCGCGTGGCTGGCCGGCTATTATGATAAGGACGCCGCCGACCGACCGCCAGCGATGATGATTAAAGGCGCCGGAATTAAAGAAGGCGACCAAATATCCATCTCGTATCTTGAACAGCCCGCAACGGCGCGGCAGATTGTAGGACTTGACAAATGAGTAAACTGAACTGGCGGTCGATGATTGCCGTGCTGTCCGACCTTACGGAAGGCGAACTAAAGGATGCGCTGGACGTTGAATTGAAGACGCACAAGCGCCCGGCCATCGCCCGGCGGTTGCACCAGCGTTACTCTGCGATGCGGACGGCACGCGAACGCGGCGAGATTATGAAAGGGTTGAAGAAATGACAGACCATGCAGCGGCGACCGTCGAGGCGCTGGAAGAATTAATTGCGTTATTGCGGGCTGGCTATTCACCAGAAGATTTAGGTGACGCCGTCATATTACTGGGCCGCTTGATGGCCCGGCGCACCTAGCATCTCAGTTGTAACCATCACGCGGCCCACGGCACCGTATTTTTTATGGTACGTGATAGCCCAAGCTGCCCGGTCTGCGATCCAGCCGCCACGCGCAGCGTAGGCGTCGCGGGCTGCCAGCGTAGGGTGTTGCACGATAGTCACACCATTATATTCTTTCTCGTCGCGGTGATGGCGGTGGCCGCAATGTATCTCGCGGCGCGTAGTGCGGCCCCACTCTTGCGGGAACTGCGCGGCGAACAGCAGCGGTAGGTTTTCGTTCTTGACTTTGTGGCCGTGGTGAACACCCAGCATAGTGTTGCCCCATTCGAACACGTAGAACGGCAGGATGCTGTCGTTGACAGTCACACGCGGTTCTTCTTCGTAATGCACCGCAAACAGGTCGGCCAGCCAGCCGGCGCTTTCCTCATCGTGATTGCCTTCGGCGATAATCAGATAGACTTCCTGATGGCGTTGCAAACAGATATTTACCAGTGAGCGGATGATGCGGATCGCTGCGCGGCGTATCTTGGGAAAGCGACTGTCAGCGTCCAGAACGTGCTTTGACGCTGGCGTGACAGGTGTCTTGCCATCGGTGTGCAAGAAGTCGCCTTGGATGTTGAGTACTCCTGTGTGTGCATTTGGGCTTTGATTGACCATCTGTATCAGCGCAGCGACGATGGTTTTCTCCGCCAGTGATACGTTCCAATCGCTGCCGCCTTCCTGATGCCACGCCAGCATACCAAGGTGATAGTCGGTGAACGTGTACAGGTTGCATAGCTGCTCTTCAGAAGCTGATGGAGCAACAGTTGATACCGCGGGCGGTATCTCATCCTTGAAGCCAGCGATTGTCTCGCGCATGGCGTCCACGAGCGCCTGATGGCTAAGAGACGCCTTGACCCATTGTCCGGTTGGTTTGCCTTCGGAGTTGTAGTAGGTTGATACGCCCTTGGCGACAAAGCCTTCTGGCACGGGCCGAGTAAAGTCATGCTCTGGCGCATAGCCGAATTTTGCAGCCTTGCGCTTTACAGCGGTATAAGTCTCGCTTGCGCCGCCTATATTGATACCCAATTCAGCGGATGCGGCCCTCGCACTGCCGAGGCGTTCTATAGCTTCTAAAACTTCACGTTGACGAGGCGTGCAATATTTATACAGTTCTTCGTCAAAAGTTATGGTCGATGGCATTTAGTTGCCTTTCGGGCAATCGTCCTCACACAGACAAACAAAGACGCTGTTATGCGCCTCTATTTCTGTGACAGTTTCTGATGAATCTTTTGTTGCATCGTAACTGATGGGTTTCGCAATAGCACAATAGCTATTGACGGGAACGGTCGAAACGGTCGCGCAACCGCTCATCGCGGTCAGCGTCAGGAATGACAATGGCAGCTTCACCCAATGCAATTTGGTCATTGATTGCCTCATTCATTTCCTTGATAGTTTCCTGACGGCCCTGCCGCTTCCAACGATGCTCTACCCAAAATCCCAACAATTTGTTTAGGACACCCAGTAAGGCCGTCAGGAACTTCATTATGCGGCTGGCTTCTCTGCCAAGAACACGGCGGCAACGCCAGCCAGAGCAGCCACGGCTGCCGAGATAGCAGCCCATTCAGCGTCAGACAAACCAAATGCCAGCGCCAAACCGGCGAAGCCTGCGTATGTGCTAGGCTCTTTCAAACGATTTAGTAACCAAGATACATAGTTCATATTATTTTCCTTTCGGGTAAAACTTCCAAGGCAGTTCCCAGTGTGGGCCGTCCTTGAAAGTGCGCCAATCGCCGCCCCATTGGAGCGGGACTTTCTCGTCCGCGGCAGCAGACTTTACTATTTTAGCCAGCCGGTGATACAGCGGCCAATCCCATGATACTTTGCCGCCAATCATCGGCGCCAGATCGACGGCGTGTCCGGTGAGGTGACGCGAGTTCATTGTCTTTGATGCGCCCTGCCTGACCAACTGCACTTGGCGATCAGTGGTACGCAAGCCTTCCAGCACCGTAAAGTCAAGGTCGGACACGGCTGCGGCTTTCTTGACAACGCGCACCAAATCAGGGTGGACACCCTCAAGCCGCGACAGGCTGCGTTGGCCTAGTATGATGCTCATGCGTTCATCTTCATTAAAATGCCAATCAGCAACACAATGATTGTGCCAGCCACAGACATGCCGACATTTTCAAGACGCTTCAACCGAGCGCAAATACCATCATATCGCAACGCGCAGATTTCCTCATGTGTGTTGAGCCGAGCTTCG